ACTCAAGGCTCTGCATGGGACACTAGTGGTGAATACATTAGCATGGAAGCTGAAGTAGACATCAATAAGTATGATCAGATTTATTTGTTTAGATCAGTCAAACTTCAGCAAGTGGGGGGGACCTATGCAGGGTCTATTCTCCATCTTGATACCATTTACAATATCTCTGATTCAGAAGGCGATACTGGCACTAAGAATAATGCTTCGTATAAAGGCATTACTGAATCAACCCCTGTATCTGGTGCAACTGCATCTTTTGTTTTCGGCTCTGACTTTGGAGCTCATGAAAACGAGACCATTACTCTTGAAGATGCAGCAGGAACTTCAAAGACTTATAAAATCAAAAACACTGGTGCTGTTGCTTCGAACCTAGAGTTTAATGAAGGTAGCAGTATTTCAGAGTGTGCTACGAACTTTGCTGCTCTTGTCAATGGGGCCAATGGTCACAATGGGACCATCACAGTTGTAGCCAATGGAGATTCGACCGCAGGAAAGATCTCGATGACGCAGGCGGTTGTTGGTTTGGGGGATACCACAATTTCCCACACAAGCAACTGGGACACTATGTGTTCATCTAATCCCCCCGCAGCATTTAGTGGGGGGAATGTTGTTTCTGGTAACTATCGGACAGCAGGCTATCGTGTTTACGAGTGTTTCTACCAACTTCCTGACTTGTCTCTTGCGATGCAAGACATATATTTGGACAAGAATGAAGGTGAAAAGGATATGCCGTTTGCAGGATCTGGTGTTGCTTATGACGGTACTCTTTTAGTTTCTGACCCCGAAGGTGAAACTGAACTTCTTACTGCTAACCTTGATTCTCGTACTCGCAATATTGGGGAGATTCGTTGGTCATCATTGACCGAAAGAAGCCCTGAACTGTTCCCTATCAACAACAAGTATACGCCTGACGTTTATCAGAATAGGGTTGAACGTCTAGCTAAAGCTGGTGAGTTTGTAGTAGGTTTTAGTTCTGATCGCATTTATCACATTCGTCGTAATGGCGTTTATCTTAAAATAGAAGATATGCATGCAGGATATGGTCTTGCTGCTCAAGACGCTTTCGCTTCTGCTGGTCCTCTTTGTTACTTTATTACGTCAAAAGGTTTGAAAGCAATCGCCAACAATGGTCAACTAGACGATGTTCAAGCCCTTGACAATTTGATTATGGAAGATTGGAAATCTAATCTTTCAGATCTTCGTATGGCATATGATCCGTACGCTTCGTGTCTTTTTATTATGAATCCTATTGCCAATCAAACTGCTTGCATGTGGTTTAATACTGGCAGGATCACGGAAATTCACGACACAAATTTCACTGATATACGTTCTGGCATGTGGCCAAAAGCGTATACTCGAAATTCCTACGACAACACTACTCCTACTCCTACTACTTCTACAGTAATGGTGGAGAGGTCTTTCTTTCTCCAAAATCATCCAACGACTACTGCCAGTAGTATTACTGATGATTGGAGACCACGAGTCTATATTTTAGATATTGATCGAAACAAAGTTTTGGTAGGAAGCACCGATATTTCTGATGGCAAACCGATGCTTCGAACTTTAGATTGTCCGGGTGATTCTATTTTTACAGTTCACTCTGTAACTCAAGGTTCAGGTATCACTACTATTGGATTAAAAAGCGGAACTACTGGAACTAAGAATCTCAGCCATAACAGTAGTTTGCTTGGAGATCTAGTAGGTTCTCAAATGTACATATTGTCTTCTTCAACTCCAGAAAATGTAGGCACCAACGAGACAATTTTTAAACACGACAAAGGCACTGTGAATGCTGATGGCAGTGGAAGCATTGATATTGTCACCAATAAATTTAGTAACATTGCTGTTGATGACGTAATTACGATTAGCCCTATGAAGGTTCGTTATATAGGTGGGGCTTTGCCAATGATTCGCAGCGAAGACAAAAAAGTTATTACGTCTTTTGATATGTTCCAGAACAAGCAAATTTCTTCGGTAGGCTGCCACTTTACAGACGTTAGTGGGGGGGTCACTGGTTACAAGTTTTTCCAAGGACAGGTTTACAATACAGCAACAGATTCTGCTGCAGTAACTGCATTTCCTTTAGATTTTTCAGGTAGTATTATTGGAGATTCTATTAAGAATGGGGAATCTGATGATTACGCAGCGTTTACTGCAACTGGCCTTACTACTACCGGAAAACACGGCATTCAGGATAGTGCTCTTAATCCCGGATTTGAGACTTTCGTACCAGACCTTGATTATAAATTGATGGCTTTGATTTGCAGGGGTAGAACAACCGGAACTGATACCGGAGACAGGAATATACCATGAGTGCATACGGTGGTAATGAATATATGAATCTTATTAATCAAGGTCCGGGCTCAGGGTCTGCTCCTTCAGGGGGCTATTCTCAGGGCGGACCTTCTAACCCCAATGATTTCATGAATTTCTTCGTTAATCCTGATTCTATGGATCCTGTTGATAGAGCTAAATCCATGGGTTTTGTACCGATGAAGGGAGAACCAGATAGCTTTGTTTCAATAGGTCCCGGCATTGGTAAAATTCTTAGTCGATCCCATTTTGAAGATCAGCCCCAAGGCGCAAATATTATGGGGCAAGCGGCATTTCAAGATTTCATGAACTTCCTTGATGCTACAAATCAGAACTACCAAGAAGGACGGGGAGCAATTGATGACGTTCGCCAGTCCGTTGTTGGGGGGGCTGAAGATATTCGCACCGGAGGCCAAGATGCTTTTGATTATATGAATACTTTGGCAGAAGGGTCCCGAGCCGAAGGCCAACAGATGTACGACGACACTGTAACTCGTACCGGTGAAATGGTGGATGAGTATGCCAAAGAACGTATGGAGCGGTTGCCTGCGGAACTTTCAACGGGACTCGCCCGCAGACAGACTAACAGCCAAACTCGTCAACAGATTGAAGCCGAAGCGAAGGCAGGAAAACCTGAAGCATCTCAGGCTTTGATGAAATTTGAGCAAGCCGAGAACGAACACTACATGCAAGAATCTGCTCGTCTTGGTACCCAAGCAGCAGATGCAATCATGAGTGCAAAGTTCCAACGCGAAGGAGTGATCCAGTCAGCTGCTGGCCTTAAGTCTTCTTATGAAGCAAGGGCCGATGAAATGGGTAAGACCGGTATGGCTATGCAGCAAAGTGCAATTTCAACTGCTGCAAACTTTGAAGCTCAAGGAATGAGCGGTGTAGCCAATATAGTTTTATCTAATCCCTATAGTCCTGTAGCACTACTTCCTACGATTATGGCGATGTTTCAATACACTCAAACTCCGGGTTCAGGTGAGTTTGATATTGATGAGAGTTTCTTCTCTGATTACATTCCCGGTTCATCTGGTTCAATGATAGCTTGAGGTAATTATGACTCGACTTAATTCTGCTGTAACTCCTGAGTCCATTCAATCTATGAAGATTGGTGGAGAAATGAATCTTGCTCAACAGAAGTTGAATCAAGAGGCTGCTGATCGTGCTCAGCGAGGTCAAATTGCTCGTCAAAGAATGCAAGTTGAACGGGAAGGCCAGAAACAAAGGAATATTTCTGATCAACTTAATCGTCGGATGGAAAGAGATATTGCTTATGATCGGATGGCTCAGGCTGCCTATGACGCAGAGGAAAATAGACGGATTCGAGTTGAAAGCGATAAACTTAGTCGTGAGCTTTCTCAAAAGCAATTTGAAGAAGAGAAGCGTCAATACGATCTTGACAGGCAGTTGCAAATAAAACAATATGAAAAGGTTCAAAGACTAGAAGAACTAAAGATTGAAAAGGAACTTTCAATTGCTGAAAAGGGACTTGAAGCAAGTCAAGAAGAAATGAAAATTCTTACGGAGTTGGAAAAGGAGATTTCACAACATCAATCGAATCTCGTTAGGGCTCATGCAGACATACAGGGCAAATCAGAAGATTTTCGTCGATTTCTTCCTCAACATCTCAAAAATATTGGGGATGAAGTTTCTGGTCTTACAGAGTTTTCTGATCCCGCACTGTCTAGAATTGCAGGGAACATGGACGGTGATAACCACTACCTGCACCCTAGAACTTACGGCGGACAAGAAGCCCCTATTAGGGGGGCTATTGCAGACTCTGGAATCACAAATCCTTATGGTCTTTTTGGTCTTGTTGGTGCATTTACAGGAGCTCTAGATTCTAGAGATACTGCAATTTTGGGTGCTATAGGAGAAGATACTCCTGCAACAGGTCTTATTGATCACGACACTGATGGTACAGGAGGGTTTACTCCTTACAACACTCAAAGAATAGATGACCTTGGTGTGCGTCTTGAGCAAGATTATGCTAGAGAAATTGCTTCTGGTCTAATCACTGCTGATCCAGAAAAAGCAGCTCTATTCTCTCAAGACATTGCTCGTGCGTTTAGACGTGCTTCTGAATTCTCAAACAAGACTAGAAAGGAAAGAGCCCGAGCTCTTCCTGAAATTATGGGTGAGCTTAATAATGCCGCTGCTGCATATGGGATTAACCCTGCTGTTCTTGGCAATGTTCTTTCTGGTGTTAAGAATGATGTCAGTGCAAGAACTAACGAATATCTCAAAGGTGGTTGGGCGGGTATGACCCTAGAAGATATCGAACCGGATGTAATGACTACTCGTTCTGGTGCAAGAGAAGGCCAAAACATGAGTCGTCAATTTGACCACTTTGTTGGTTCTAAGTGGTATACTCAAAAGAATGTTTCAGGAATTCTTTCTCTTGGCAGTGCTGCAACCACTACTGATGAAATTCTTGTTCGTATTGATGCTTTGCAAAGAGATGATATTAGCAGTGAAAATATCATGGACATTATTGGGGATCGAGGTTTTATTGATGTAGATGGTGATGGCATTGTTCAGCCAAGAGAAGGCATGGAAGAAGTTATTGCTATGGCTGAAGAGCTAATTGCTGGAAAGGATGAAGTTAAAGCCCTTGAGGAAACCCTCGAAGAGGCTAGGAAG